TCGGCCTTCAGCCAATCAGCGACATCAAACTTACCAGTCGAGCCGGTGTAATCTGTCACTGGCGCATAAGACCCTCGGCCAGTACCATCTATGATAGCGCATCGCCAACCATTGAAATAGTCATCAGCTTCGTCCCGTGTATTATCAGATACACTCGTGCTATCCGCAGCAGTAGCCACTCCCAATTCCATGTCGATCTTATTAAAAGCCGCTATGTAAGACCACTCCAAGGTATCCACCTGTATAGGATCAGGGTAGATAAGCAGTTCTACACGCCGGGTCGGGCCGAGTGTACCCACGACCGGCTCAAGCGGTCGGATAGCCGCCATGAACGGATAACCAGTATCAAGGCTGTTCTGCCGTCGTTTCCTGATTATGTTCTCGGCTGTCCAGAATATACGTTGCCTGTGAACCGAATCCTTGTCATAGTTGATGTCCCCCGATACCTCACCACTATAATATTCTGGCAGAGGTATCCGGCCAACGTCACCACCTACAGTCTCATACTGGTTGATGATATACGTGCTGTTAGCGTCGGGATCAGTACCCCCAGCGTTGCCATATTGGTCGAGCCAATCTGCAACACCGATGACTCCGCCAGAGGTAGTGTAGTTGGTAATTTGGGCGTAGCTTCCCTCACCTGTTTCACCAGTGATATAAATCCAGTACGAGTTAAGGTCATCGTCTTCATCATACGTATCCTCTAAAGTGGCGTCAGTTAAAGAAGTAGCATCAGCAGCATCAGCCGTTCCAGTGACCCCTACGTTCGAGACCAGAACCGAGATCATACGCTTGCGCCATTCCCAACCTGTAGACGGAGCATCAGACTCGAACTGACGGATACCATCATTGATGACCTGTTTAATATCTTCGAGGTCATCTTTATTCACTGGGGGCATGGCCCGGCTCGTCCCGGCTGGACCCCTATACGCCGTCCCTGCTTCTTTAGCTATTCTGGTCGCCAGACTCAGGACGCTTAGTTGGCTTGTCGGTTCCGCCATTTTCTTTCTCCGGTTCAGGTTTGATTGGTATGGTCGTAGCCGGTGGTTTAACTGTTGCCTCTATAGCAGCAAAATGTGACTCACAACACTGTTGAAGCAATAGTAAGTCTTTAGATAAAACTATGTGTGACTCTCTATTCGTAGGTATACTGGCTAACGCCTCATCAATTCTTTTAACTGCTTCTTGTACTTGTTTCTTGTTCATTATGTCCCCTTTACTTTGATTTGAACTTCCAGAACTTTTTTACCATTAATCATGTAGGCCAGAGCAGCGGCATAATCCGGGGGTATTTGCATACCTTTCATGCGAATACGATCCCCATTGGCCTGTGTGGTGAACTCTATCTGGTCTGCTTTCACATCAAATATGACCTCTTCTTCAATTTCCATTTTGTGCCTCTTGTTGTTTCAATTTGTCAGTACCTTTGTATACTGGTTCTGGTTCTGGTTCGGGTTCCGGCTCAGGTTCAACCACTTCTTCTTCCGCTGGTTCTAATACTGGTTCTGATATTAGTCTCGTTATATCATCCATTTATACACCCTTTCAAAAAGGCCACCCCCACAGCTTATGCCGTGGGGACAGCAATTAAATTTACATTACAAGTTTGAACAGTGGGCCGTTACCGGAAATACTACCAGCAACCACATACCCAGCGTACTGCGAACTATTGGCAGCGGCAATAGTGACACCCATAGCTGTATTGGCATCCGAAATATTGCCATAATCATGCCACCATCCACTTGACTTTCCACCAGTATTGCCAAGGTTTCCTTGCGGAATAGGCCAACAGATACCTGCTGTCTGAAGCCAGAAGTAATTTGCAGCCGCAGACACATAGGCCATAGGAAGTCCAGCTTTTACCTGATCCCGCAATGTTGAAACCACAATAGCACTATACGGGTTCACATAAACTTCAGCAGCCGATGTACCTGCTGTAATGGCATAAGTAAGTTTAGCATCAAGGTAAACCTTAAATGCCAAACCCGAACCCGCAGCAGAGTTACCAGTTATCATCCTGGTTGTGGTGTAATAGTCGTTCGCACCATCAAAGATGATAATGAAACCACCAGCAAGGTCATCCTTACCTAACGCAGCATGAGTTGCAGCAGGAACAGTAATGGTAGTATCACCAACAGCAGCACTTACAGCAAATGATGTATAGGCTGTATAACCACCTGAACTAAATGACACTCCATGTGCATTGTAAAAAGCAGCAGCCCCGGTAGACAAGGAATATGTAGCTTTCCTACCTGCACCAAACTCAACTTCATCACCGATATTCCATTTCGGGTCTCTTACCGTAGAAACTCGGTAAAGAAAATTATGTGCACCTTCGGAAACACTTTGCGCAAGGCCAGCTTCTCCAAGGCGAACGGTTCTGTTTGTATATTGCATATTCATTTCTCCTTAATTAAGATGTTTTATGAAGCACATGACCACACTTGCGGATATTCTCAACAAGAATGTTATGTGCACCATCATTAAATGAGGTGTACGTTGTGTGCTGACGACGATCAACCATCGGATTCTTCTGGTTCATCCAGTAGTTTTCATGGACAACAGGTTTGAACCACGACAAATCAAACGAATAGATCGGCGTATAGGTTGCACTGTCCAGCGTATCCAGCGGAACCACAGGCACACGATTAAGCCGGGCGAGGTCTCCGTTCACGACCAACATACTGCCAAGACCTTCCTTCTTGGTGGCAACGTGATTGTCGTCCTTGTTGTCCACAAGTTCCATCAGATCAAGTACACTGTCTGTACCTGCAACTGACATAAACTTACGTGCCCGTTCTCGCATCAAGGGTGTATCGAGTATGATCGGAGGACGGAACCTGGTCTTGATACAAGCCTTACGATAGGCTTTCAAGAAGGCGTTGTTAATCGCGGTGTACGGTGCAGCCCAGTTACGCCATTTGGTCTCAGTGGCCGCGTCGATACCAGCTATGATAGTTCCAGTTGTAGCATCACCAAATGTCACGGTAGTACCATTAAATCCGGCAGTAGTGTTGATAGTCCCAGCCGAGTTTAGCACCCGCAGGTAATATGGCAGGGTGAACGGCGTGGTCTTATCCGTGGCCGAGGCCGGGGTTGCAATCATGGTCTCTTCAATCAAGTCAGCCAAGTCGATCATCGACTTATCTTTACGGGTCTGTACGAGGTTGACATAACCCTTAGTCGAGTTCATTTGCTGGACGATCTCAAACTCATCCCACGATGCGTTCGTTCCGAGCAATGCCCAATGCACATCAATTGTCTTAATACTGTCACCGAACTTCGGCTCATCAGTATCAAACATAGTGCGATAGCGGGCATTACCAGAGGTATCAAATGACACCTTTCTCTGGATGGTTGTACCACCATCAATACTTACATTTTTTTCTTGGAACAGACTGCACCAGAAATACTCTTGGTGTTCAAGAGCATATTCCAACTCCTGATCCGGTAAATCGGCCAGTGTGGTTGCCAGTGCATCTGCAATATCTTCTGGTCTGTATCCCATAATTATCTTCCTTTACGTAATTTAGCAAGGAGACCATGAGCGTTCGCAACAGCCTTAGCCACTGTCTTTTTCCCAGTATCCTGCACTTTCACGGAATCAGTGGGAGCAAGGGTGAGGCTCTTGGCACGCTTTGTGGCCTTCGCTTTGATGTCTTTCCTTATAGTTTGCTCTTGCTCGTCCTTCGTAACGAGCAAATGAGCACGTTCAAATGCCTCATCCAGAGGCATATCTATTCCTTGTTGTCGAGCACCTTTCTGAATCTGGTCGGCCTGTTCTACAACAGCCAATCGTTTTCTAATCTGGCCTTGGGTCAAGTTGTCCCAATCTTTCTCGGCTTTACCATACACACCTTCGTATGCAGTTATTTCAGGGCCATTAAAAAATGTATCAATCTGCTGAGACACAGCCGCATCCTGTTGGACTTGGGCAGCATCTACTTTCGTGTCACCAGTAGCCTTTATCGCTGCTATCTCAGCAGCTTGGGCTGTATTCTGGTCCACAACCTGTTTCAGCACACCTACGATGGGGTCGCCCTCATACTGTGTCTCCAGAGCGGTAAAGTCAATAGCCTTTGGCTCTGGTGCAGCCGGTGTCACTGGGACAACAGGTGTAGGCTCTGCTGGTTTAGGAGCAGTCTTACCCAACTCCGAGAATTTCTTACTCAGATTGTTGGTGCTCTCCAACGCTTTAGCACAGGTCTTTTTTGCAAGGTCTGGGTTGGCCTGTTCCAACTCCGTTATCTCTTCCTCAGACCATCCGATGTGTTTAGCCGCTCGGATTTCGGCTTGCGTCAATTTGGATTCATCACCTGCCTCAGAGTCGCTGGTGTCGTCGGTCTGTCCAGTCTCTTTAGAAGTTTCTTCAGAGGTAGATTCATCCTTAGATTCAGATTTATCTGTCTTTTCAGAGGTAGATTCATCTGTACTTTGAGATTCATCGGTCTGATCTTCCTTAGACTGTTCAGAGGTAGACTCACTCTCGGACTCGTCTGGGGTAGGTTCGCTCCCACTTGCACGCAATTTAGCAAGAGTCCCATCGGTTTTAGTTATCAGGGTCTCTTGTTGTTCTTTTTGTTCTTCTTTCATCTTATCCAATGTTACTTCTTCTGATTCTGTTGTTTTGTTTCCTGTAAAGTCCATTATGTTCTCCTATAAATAGTTGGCCAGCCCCTTGCTGGGGTCAGTATCTTTTAGGCTATTCTCTTACACTTTTTACGATAAACTATACCAAACCCCCATTGTTTGATAGTAAAACCACGGAAGAAAAATTTCCATTTCCAATCCTTTTTAAGTGCTTTTGATGCTATTTTACCAAAATCAGATATAGCACTTATAGGCAACGGGGTTAATATAAATAAACTCATGCTATTCTCTGTCTTCCCAACGTATGAGTACGTTGTCTCTTCTTATAACATCCCGCAGATTTCTCTGCATATTTTTCCTGTTGTCTCGCACTTGTAAATTGCGGTTGCCCCTCTGATGTCACTTCCACATCAGGGTACAGTTTATGATGCTCTGGTATATCATCAGGATGAATAGCTAACGAATCGCTCGTATGGTGGTAGTCACCCCGACCGCTCGCGTTCTTACCAATATCCCACCGCATGTCCTCACCACATTTAGGGCATTTATGCACCCCTCTGGTGTTGTCATCCTGTATTCCCACTCCACATTTATTACAAATGAATGTATGCATCAATATGTCCCCTTATGTGGATTCCCCTTGCTGGGTGTTTTGAACAAACCCCCAACCGACACTTTCCTCACGGCTTTGTGTGCAGTGACAGCAGCGTCATCAGCATCCTTAGCTTTTTTGTCTACCTCTTTCATAACAGTAGCATAAAACCCTTTTCTTTTATCGTTCCTGATAGATTCAGCTTTAATAAGCGAATCCGCCGCTGATTCGATGTCCCACCTATCAAAACCATTTATTTTATTTGGTTTATCTATTGTTGATGCCATTATTGGAGCCTCCATTATATCACACCTTGATTAACAGATTGGGCCAACCCAGCCGACTCTTGGCTCTGGGCATTAAAATCCTGAGCCGGTGTTGGTATGGGTTTGGCCATTGGATTACCCTTATTCTGAGCCGCCCCAGCCGGGCTATTTCCTGTACTGGCTTTACCTGGGTCTTGGGGGCCGAGCATCATCATAATTTCCATCTTCTGCTGCCATTCGGGGTCAATAAAAATATCCTCTACTATATCCTGTATACCCATTTCAAATGCTACTTGAGTAGCAGCACGTTGTACATTAAATTGTACACCCATTAACATAGCTGCTTGAGCAGTCATCATAAGACTGTTTAAGACGTTCGTACAAAACTCCAGAATCGCTTTCGACTTAACCATCGGGTCCATCTTGGTCATGGACCGGGCCACAATCTTGAATGTGAAGTCTAAAAAGTCACCCATACGTTGTTCAGGAGTAAGGAACAACTGAACTTGCTCGCCACCCGTCTTACGTTTGGTCAATGGCAAGTCAATAAATGGGTCTGTATGCAAATGCCACGCAATGTCCCGCTCTATATCGGCAGTGCGGTCATATACTATATCCCGCATATCTTCAAGACTGATAGATGCGTTATTCTGTAATGCCTGAACAGCCGTAGCAGTGGTACTCTTCCCACCCGGTACTGCCTGACCTTGTATCAATTCCGGATTGCCTGCCATTGAATTATATATGGTGTTGACTTCTGACAAAAACCGCTCGTTCTTTTGGTTCTGGCCACCGAACGACACGACCTGCACGCCCTTGGGGTCCATCGTAGGAACCCAGTCATTTGTTATGGCCTCTTCGATTTGGCTAACAGTATCAACCTGGGCCGGACTGTAGAGGCCAATATCTTTCTGGGCCTCGAACTGGCGAACCATCTTATTGAATATACGATTGGTAACGCGGGCCAACTCAAACCATACAGCTACCGGAGGAACTGGGAATGGACTCTCGTCAACAGGAGGAGAAAATGATAAGAACGTATATGGCCCCTCTTTCGGGCCGTTATATTCCGATGTAGTAATATATTTGCCCTGCCGTTGCTGTTTGGGATCACCCATCAATACCCACGATTCAATTTCAGGTATGTATACCTGTACCACATCAACCTCATCCTGAAGTTTGGTCATGGCAAATTTAGCTGTGCTTGTCCGACTCATATCAGCAAGTTGAGGGGTTTGATTTGACGGGGATGACGGCAACGCATTAACAACGTCACTGGCGTATCCATCAGTATCCAACAACACTTGCCGGGGTACTGTC